GCGCGCTCGAAAGACAAAGACTCGATTGACAAGACCGTGCGAGCGAACCTGCTTGCGATGGAGAATCCCGATGAGGTACCGCCCGCTGTTGCCGAGGTCATCCAATGCGCAGACGACCTCTGGGCGTCGAGCACTGCGAAATTTGGCCGCCTCGCGGCGCTGGCTGATGATGAAGATCAGCGCGTGCGAGGCGCATTTGTATTTGCTGGAGGCGCAGCGACAGGCCGCGCTGCGAGCTATGGCGCACAGGTCCACAACTTCCCTCGGAAGAGTGCCAAAGAGCCCGTTGAACTTCGACACGCCCTCGTTCGAGGCCACGCTGTCGTGCCTCGGTTCGGAAAGCGAGTCACCGACGCCCTGAAGTCGATGCTCCGCCCGGCGCTGGTGGCCGATCATTCGTTTGTTGTCGCTGACTGGTCGGCCATTGAAGGTCGGGTCAACCCGTGGCTGTCTGCATCACCTCAAGGCGAGACAAAGCTCGACATCTTCCGGCAGCAGCTAGACCCCTACAAAGTCAACGCCGCTGCGACCTATGGCGTGCGGTATGAGGACGTCACCGACGAGCAGAGACAGGTCGGGAAAGTGCAAGAGCTGGCGCTCGGGTTCGGCGGTAGCACCGGCGCGTTCGCTGCGATGGGTCGGGGCTATGGCGTGCGGTTCGAGGAAGCGCAAGCGCGTCGGATCGTCGACGCCTGGCGCCGTGCGAACCCGTGGGCCGTGATGTTCTGGCAAGACCTTGAGCGCGCGTACATGTCCGCGATGCGTCATCCGGGCCATGAGTTCAACGCCGGTCGCGTGACGTATGTCTACGACAAGCAGCACCTCTGGTACATGCTGCCCAGCGGGCGCGTGCTCTGCTATCCGTTTGCCAAGTTCGAGGGCGAGCATCTGACCTACGCCAAGGCGTCGTGGAAGCCTGCGGCTGACGCGACCGAGTGGCCGCGAGCGCGCTTATGGGGCGGGCTCGCTTGCGAGAATGTGACGCAGGCAAGTGCTCACGACATCCTGCGTGCTGCACTGCGTCAATGCGATGGCGTGGTGGCGCACGTGCATGACGAGATCGTGATCGAGACGGCTGAACCTGAACGGGTGCGGGCCGAGCTTGAGCGTATCATGGTGACCCCGCCCGACTGGGCGGTGGGGTTGCCGCTCGCCGTTGAGGCCAAGATCATGGCCAGATATGGCAAATAAAAACGCCCGCTGGCAGGCGGGCGTGAACTACGGGAGAAGGTATGAATTTCGAGCAGTATATCATCGACCTCGCACCAGAGGGCGAGACAGCGTTATTTGTGCGCCAGAAGCCACGCCGTGACGCAAACGGCGAATTGCAGTACCACGCTGACGGCGCCTTGAAGGCGTCATGGCCGGCCATGCTGCCGGACCTGTCGCGGGTGCGTGAGGGCGCCTGGTACGGCAATACCGGGTCGTTCGTCATCGACCGATTTGAGCAGGGTCGCCCGTCTGCGAGCGCGGCCAATGTCGACTATGTGCTGGTGATGGTGCTGGACGACGTGGGCGAGCCCACCAAGGCACCGCGCGCCTCGCCTGTCCCGCCGACTTGGATCATGGAGACGTCGCCCGGATCGTATCAGTGGGGCTACGCCTTCGACCCCGAGGATCAGCCGACCAAAGCAGCGTACAGCGCCGCCATTCGCGCGATTGCCGAGGCCGGCTACAGTGACCCTGGCGCGATCAATCCGGTTCGCAACTTCCGCCTACCGGGTAGCGTCAACCTGAAGCCGGACAAGGGCGGCTTTCAAGCGCGTCTCGTCGAGTTTCACCCCGAGCGGGTGTACAAGCTGCCGGACCTTTGCGCCGCTCTGGGTGTCGACCCGGGGCCGGATGACAGCGCGGGCGTGCGGCCCGTGCGCCTGTCGGACGACGGGGCTGATGACGTGCTGGCGTGGCTGTCGGCGCAGGGGCTCGTGCTGTCGCGCCCAAACCCGGAGGGCTGGGCTGGGGTCGTCTGCCCGAACAGCGCCGACCACAGCGACGGCAACCCCGAGGGCCGTTATCTGGGCCTCACGCGCGCGTATTGTTGTTATCACGGCCATTGTGGCGACTGGGACAGCGCGCGGTTTCTTGAATGGGTCGCTGAGCAGGGCGGCCCGCGTCACACGCCTGGCCTGCGCGACGAGCTGCTGACGCAGCGCATGGCCGAAGTGATGTCGCGCCTGACGCCGACCGAAGATTACCCCGACGCTGCGGCTGCGGTCGTGGCCGAGGTCGAGCGCCGCGAGGCTGGACGGTTAGAGAAGGCCGAGTGGTTTGAGCGATATGCCTATGTCGCGGACGGAGACTGCTACTTTGACCTAATCGAGCGCCGGGAGCTGATGCGCCAGACGTTCAACGCGCTGTACCGGCATGTGACGTGCTGGTCGGTGCACGCCACGGGCGCGAAGAAGCGCCGGGTTGAGGCATCTATCAGCTTTGACGAAAACAGGCAGGACATGGGCGCTCGCGTGTTGGCGGGTCTAACCTATGCTGCGGGCGAGACGATCGTTTGCGCTCGTGATGGGCTTGCATTCGGGAACCGCTGGCGTGACGCGCGCCCCGAGGGCCGGTCTGGTGACGTGTCGCCGTGGCTCGCGCATGTCGAGCGCCTGGTGCCTGACGCGCGCGAGCGCGAGCATCTGTTAAACGTGCTGGCCTTTAAGGTCCAGCATCCTAAGGTCAAGGTCAATCACGGCATTCTATTTGCGGGCGTGCCGGGTTGCGGGAAGGATAGTCTTTTTGCCCCTTTCCTGTACGCGATTGGCGGGCGTGACCTTGGGAACGTGGCGCTGGTGCGCAATGAGGAAGTTACAAGTAGTTGGGGTTACGCGCTTGAGTCGGAAGTGCTGGTTGTTAATGAGTTGCGTCAGGCCGAGGCGAAAGACCGTCGCGCGCTTGAGAATCAATTGAAGCCGCTACTCGCTGCGCCGCCTGAAGTGCTGCCCGTCAACCGAAAATATCTCGCGCCTTACATGAGCGCCAATCGTTTGCTGGTGGTGGCGTTCTCGAATGAGCGGATACCGATCGCGCTCCCGTCTGATGATCGGCGCTGGTTTGTCATCTGGACGTCGGCGCCCCGTATGACCGAAGCGGAATCGAGCGCGCTTTGGGCGTGGTATATGGCCGGCGGGCGTGAGGCCGTGGCCGGCTGGCTGCGCGCCCGTGATGTCTCGGCGTTCGAACCTGGCGCGACGCCCATGGTCACCGAGGCCAAACGGATGATGACCGAAGCGGGCATGTCACCCGTGGAATCCTACCTTTTGGAATTGATTAGGGGGCGTATAGGCGAATTTTCCTCGGGCGTGGTGTCTGCACCCTGGCAAGAGCTTTGCGGGCGCCTGAGCGCGTTAGCGCCGTCTGGCGCGAGGGTGCCCGTGAGCGCGTTATTCCACGCGCTGGCCGAGGCGGGTTGGTTGGATTGCGGAATGTGTCACTCGCGCGAGCATCCGACGAAGCGCCACCTATATTGCGCGCCTGATCTTGCGGAGCTTGGCAAGGCGGAACTGAGGCGCTTGTCGGAGCGCCCGCCGGGTGGTGGCGCTTTGCGCGCCGTCAAATAAAAAAGGGCGCCTACGGGCACCCTTGTTGTTTGTGGGAAGGGTTAGAGTCGCAGCGCGACGGCCAGCACCGCGACTAGTAGACCGACTAGGATCGCTGCGATCATAGGATGTTAAGGCGCTCGGCGATCGCCGGGCGATTGACGATCAACCAGCGCGCGAACTTTACAGTCTGCGCAGCGCGCGCATAGGAATGCGGCCATGCGCGCGACGGCGAACGGATCGTCGCAAAATATTCGGCGACGTCATCGCAGGGATACCAGCGTCCGGCGCCGTCGGTCTTGCCGATCGCACGGATGTCTTGCCAATTTAAATTTTTCATGATGACAATCCAAAAAAGAGTACAGCGCCCAGCGCGATACCGGCGCCAATGAATATGGTCCATTCAATGAAATTTTGCGGCATAGTTAGAATCCTCCACGGGCTGAGCAATACGGGTCCGAGGCGGGTTCATCTTGATCTGTCCACCACGGGTCCGGGTCCACGCCGCACTCAAGGCGAACGTATAGGGACAAGCTGCCGTCAGCGCCGCGACGGGTCCAATAGTCGATAATCTCGCCGGTTGCCTTGGCGGCGCGAACAAAGGTGATTGCGTCGTGTAGTGTCATGGTCAGGCTCCTACATATTTGACGGTGGCGCCGCGGCCATGAGCGCGGCGAAGGACGCGCATGCGATCGGCAACCAATTTGCGGATTGCCAGTGAGCGCGCGGTGCGGTGCGCAGGCAACACGCGAAAGTGCAACAGCGGGCTATCGCCAGTAGTCGCGTGCGCAGCGAGCGGGTCAAGCCCCACCAGGCGCGACAGTTCGCGCGCCGTGGTGACATGCACCCGATAAACGGGGCGATTGAGCCATTCTTCGAAGGTCATACTGTCACCTCTTTATCGCCGAGAAATACAAAACAGTCGCCGCGCCCGTCAGGCGCGCCGCCGCGTACTAACTTGCCATTCCAGCCATATTGGCGCGCCAGAGCAAGCGCCGCCTCAAGGTGCGAATCATCAGCGCTCCAATGGCTGATCGTGACGGGCCGCACGCCCTCGGCGCTTGCGCGTACGCGCGCCTCGCGCGTCTCAGTGGCGGGGATATATCGGGTGCAGATTGCTTTCATGGTGTATCTCCAAAAGAGGGCGCCTTGCGGCGCCCGTGAGGGTTAAAGGGCGAACGCGGGTTTGCCCGTGTACTTCAATTCATCACCGTCCATGCGCATGGGCATGATCAAACCTAAAGCGCCGGGTAGGTTAGTGACCACGGCGCAGCTGCCGCCATTGTGATTAATGAAAGGCCCGTACTTGCCGCCCAGCAATTTGCAAACGTCACCGAACCCAGCAACATAGTCGGCATTGAACTGGGCAAGTTCACCAGACGTGGACGCAGGGACAATCCGGCGCCAGTCAGGAAACTTCCCGTCAATCGGCGCCGTGACGGCGCTGGTGGCGCCCGTGACGGTGATGCTGGTTTTGCCCTTGATCGTCACGCCGACGCGCTCAGGGTCCGGCGTATCCGGCGCCGTCACTATGTCAATGTGAATCGGCAGCGTGATACGCCCAGCCTTCGCGGGCTTGACTGCCTCAAGCGCCTCGCGCGGGATGATGTACTCGCCAGGCGCGAGCGCTTCGATATTGTCGACAGCGACAGGGTAGGCGAGTAGACGATGACCGTCGGTTGCGACTAGCACGACATCACCATTAGCGCGCGCGTCAACGCATACGCCTTTCAGGTAATAACGAATGTCCTGTTTAGCGGCGCAGATTAGAAGGGCTTTGATGATGCTGTGGTCGATAGTGATTTTCATGGTGTCGGTCTCCAGTGGGGTTAACGGGTGAGGGTTGCGAGCGCGCGCAGCGCGGAATCTTTGGTGGCATACCGGCCCAGCACGGCATACCCGATGCCGGCGCGGCGCACTAGCGCCCATTGGCGGCGCAGGCGGATAACGTCGCGGTAGTTGCCCGCTGGGCGAGTCGGTTCGAATTTGATCGCGTATTGCATAGTGTCAGTATCTCCAAAAGAGGCGCGCCCGTAGGCGCGCGGGTTGATGATCAAAGGTCGCGCATGCTCGCGCGGTACTGCGTCATCCAATCGCGGCGCAAGCGCTCGGCTTTGCCAGCGTCGTCGATACGCTTGGCCAGCAACTGAGTTGCAAGCTTGCGATCGCCGTCGCAGCATGAGTTGCTCATGTCTTCGTTGAATCGCTCAAGGGCTTGATCGTATGTCATCGTTTGCTCCTGGGTTGTTGACGCGCTCACGCGAGCGCATGAACAGCATCTTGCCACAACATTTGTGGCAGTGCAAGCGGTGCTCTAAAGTTTGTATCGTTTTTCACTACCCCACACAAGACTTGTGGCGGGCTGCGACAAGTCTTAGGGCATGGGCAGGTTAGGGCGCGTGTGGGTTAAGGGCGTGGGCGGCGCTGGATATAGGCGCCCCCCTAGGGTGGGGTACTGTGGGGTAGTAGGTAGTATCTTAAAAATGTTTTGTGTTTATACTGTATATATATACAGGTATATGAATTGTAAGATAAACAATAGGCGGGGCACTACCCCACGGCACCCCACACTCGGCGCCCGCAACCCCACGCCCCGCCCTGGGTAGCATGGGGTACCCCACGCAAAGCGCTCATGCGGTTTGATTTTGGGCTACCCCACACTGTCCACACTTCCAACACCAGGCGATACCAGGCAATCGCCCGTCGATCCGTGGGGTACTACCCCACACTGCCCACACGGCAGACGGGCTACCGGTTGACGGGCGCTACCCCACGCCACCCAGCGTGACGTGATAACGTAACATCCGTGTGACGTGATAACGTATCACCATGTGACGTGATAACGTAACGCTGGCAGCTCGGGGCCGCGTGGCGGAGAGCCCCCGGTGAGGGCCGGCGACCGGGCCGGTCAAAAACGGAGGGGTCGCACAAATTTTTTTTGCAAAATGCTATAATTACTTGCAACACTATTTGCAGCACACCATCTGGCCATGACCTTCCAATCCTTGCCGCTTACCGCGCGCAAACTAGAGGCGACCGAGGCGCGTTTGCAGCGCATCTACGAGGCTGCCAAGTTGGGTCTAAAGGGTGACTCGCTGGCGTTGAAGGCTGGCATGCTGCCGACCGAGTATCGGCGTCTGTGCGAGATGGACCCCATCGCCGAGATGGCAGAACAGAAGGGACGCGCTGACGCAGAAGGGGCGCTTGCGGCTGTGATGATGGACGCAGCTATGTCAGGCGACACCAAAGCGGCGCTGGAGATCCTTCGTCACAGACACGATTGGGTGGCTAAGCAACAGGTGCAGATCGACGTAGCGCAGCAGATCAGCGTAATATCGGCGCTTGAAAAAGCAGAGCAGCGCGTCATCGACGTGCAGGTAACAGAGCGACTGGAGCCAACACTTGCAGCAGCCGATCTACAACGCCTCTGATGAAATGCTCTTGATGACGCGGCTCTGGCAGCCGCGCATCAAAGACGACCCGGAAGCGTTTGTAAACTTTGCGTTCCCGTGGGGGCAACACGGCACGCCACTGGCCAACTACAAAGGCCCGCGCAAGTGGCAGCGTCAAGTGCTGCGGAAGATTACGCAGCACATCAAAGACAACGGCGGCAAAGTTGACTATAACGTCTTCCGGCTGGCGGTTGCATCAGGCCGGGGAATTGGTAAATCGGCGCTAGTCAGTTGGCTTGTGCTGTGGATGCTCTCCACGCGCATAGGATCCACGACGATCGTGTCGGCCAACAGTGAGGCGCAGCTTCGCAGTATCACCTGGTCAGAAATCACCAAGTGGCTGGCGATGATGATCAACAGCCATTGGTTTGAGATCAGCGCAACCAAGGTCGCGCCAGCTAAGTGGCTGGCGGAGATCGTCGAGCGGGACTTGAAGAAAGGCACGCGCTTCTGGTCAATCGAGGGACGCCTGTGGTCGGAAGAGAACCCGGACGCTTACGCCGGTCTGCACAACCTGGACGGCGTGTGTTTGATCTTCGATGAGGCGTCTGGTATTCCAGACTCGATCTGGCAGGTGGCCGCCGGCTTCTTTACCGAAAACACGCCGCACAGGTTTTGGTTTGCCTTTTCCAACCCGCGCCGCAACCAAGGCTATTTCTTTGAGTGCTTCAACTCCAAGCGCGACTTTTGGTCGACAGAGAACATCGACGCCCGCGACGTCGAGGACACCGACAAACAGGTCTACGAGCAGATCATCGCGGAGTACGGCGAAGACTCGATACAGGCCAAGGTCGAGGTGTACGGCGAATTCCCCAGCGCAGGCGACGACCAGTTCATCGGACCCGCGCTGGTCGATCAGGCGTTTGGCCGACCCAAGCACAAAGACGAGACAGCGCCAATTGTGATCGGCATCGACCCAGCCAGGTCAGGCGGTGACTCGACGGTCATCGCGGTGCGCCAAGGGCGTGACATCATCGCGATTAAGCGGTACCGGGGTGATGATACGATGACGACCGTGGGGCACGTCATCGACGCGATCGAGGAATACAAACCGACGCTGACGGTGATCGACGAGGGTGGGCTGGGGTACGGCATACTTGACCGGCTGGTTGAACAGCGGTATAAGGTGCGTGGGGTCAACTTTGGCTGGAAAGCCAAGAACCAAGTGATGTGGGGTAACAAGCGCGCTGAGCTGTGGGGTGCGCTGCGGGACTGGTTAAAAACCGCGTCAATTGCGCCAGACAGGCAACTGAAGGCGGATCTGATCTT